AGAGAATCTTCAGCTATCTTCATGACTAATGGGGGGACATCGGGCTTGTACTCTGGGGCAATCTCAACAGCAAGATTGTACTTTAAAGCCCTTTCATATCCCGGCGGCAGGCTTATAACGTCTGCTCCATCGGTGTTATATTCTGAGAATTCTTTGTGAGAATAAAGATGAAGGTCAAAAGCGGTATCAGGCACATAGTCAAGGATGATTTTGCCAACAGGGTAATCTCGCTCGTAATAAAGCTTATAAACCCACGCTATGGTGTTCTTGAGGGGAATTTGCGCATAATTTGATGCCTGAATGATTCTAACCGGGTAATCTGTTATGTCATTCCTAATAAAAGCATCAAGCAATCTGACTGGTCTGGTGGTATCAAAGTCCGCGCCAGGCCCTATGGTGTATTCTTTTGTGCCAACAACAAGAGGGAAACTCTCACGGGTAACAACAAATATTTTGTTTGGGCCTGTACTCCACCCGCTCAACATCGAATTTAAAGCATTAACAGCATCAGTAAGTTCGCTGCTTGATGCGCTTACCCCAGAGTCGATGGCCCGTAAAAGCCTTAAAGATGAATCAACAAGGCTTGATACTGTCGTCATTTTAATTACCTATGTTTTTTGATAATGCTGGCTACTTTTGAGTAATGCAGCCCGATTGCTTTACCAATTGCACCAGGCTTTTCCCCGTTATCGTTCATTTTCAAGATTGCTTCTGTTTGGGGATCAAGACGACCTTTTGTGATGTATTCAGCAGGCGTTTCTTTCAGCTTTGCTGGAGTATCAACC